CTAATTTTAAACCTTTTCAAGGTTAAAGAAATCTATAGGCATGATCTTCTTATACCCATCTTCAGATTGAGGCCATTCACGTAAGAGAGTGAAAGCTGTATTTGAAGCAATGAAATCATGTAGTTCTTTGTAATTTTTAAGATATCTTTCGATAAAACCAAAACCATTCTTCAGTCTGGTGCAGATAGATAATGTTCTATGAATATTAATTTCTTCAAAAGCATTAAAATCTACATCTTCCAGTCTATAGAATTTAGTACGGAATAACAGATGTATTAAAATATAGAAATCTGTTTGGTTCTGTTTATTATCACTCTCCCAAAATCTACCCAGAAAGAAAATATCATCGGAGACACTATTAGTCTCATTAAATATTTCAATAGACATATCAAAGAATTCACAAATAAGTTTGTGTATAATAACATGTACTTTAGAAGTCCACATTAAAACATCATCTCCACAGAAAGCCTTATGCTTTTCGATTGATGAAATCCGATCCATAACATTGAAAGCGAAATCAAACGCTCCTTCAAAGTCTACAGTGACTTCGTTTAAAAATTGCTTTATAGTGTCAATTTTAGATAAACAATTTAAAATGGATAAGGATAAAATCCATAAGGTATTATTCCACCAGGTATCTATAACATTAGTTAGAAGAGAACCTGAAGATATACCGGTGTGTTTCATCCATATTTGATTCTTATGAACAAAAGGAGTAAATTTCAGATACAATCTTAGTATATTATAAAGTTTTGTTGTTTCTTTGTTGCAATGTTGTTGCAGAGAAGAAAAACAAATTGAAAACCATAGATCAAAAGCGTAAAGAGGAATGGTTTGATCGTAAGCTTTATAATCCATACTATAAAGTGAGTTCTTTCTCACTTTATCACTTAAATTTTCATTTAAATAAAGAAAGTCTCTGAATCGAGCAATATACATCTTAGAAATGTCGAAATCACTTATACCTGTGGCATAAACAGGACAAGAACTGTCTCTACATTTTATTTTAATTTCTTCTAAAATATTGTGAAAGAAAAAGTTTTCTAAAGCAATGATTCGATGTGGTTGACACCAAACGGCACGAATTTTAATTTCAGCTGTTCTTTCATCATCGTTTATAGAAGGTTGAAATCTATGAAAGATATGACAAGGTAACTGCATAACAGGATTGTTAAAAACAGAATATGTAGTGGGCCTTTCAATAACACTTTCCAACCAATGTATAGTGTCTTTAATATTCCTTTCATTGTTTTTTCGTCCGAAGAAAGGATATCCGGAATTAGTATTTTTTGAAATAGAACGAACACAAAAATCTAACTCTCCATTAAGGGGAATTTTTCTCCCATTATTTCCTGATATTGCTCCGATTTCTTTTGCTGATTGTATGCCCGCTCTGGAGATCTTATTTCTTTTTGAAGAAGGTAAAAATCTCGTACTACGGGTGTAATTTTTCCAGCATCTTCTATCCATGGAGTCAACCTCGTTTTCGAATCTTCTTCTGAAATCCCCGTCTCTTGAACAAATTCCTTCTGCATTTGTGAAAATGACTTCTCCGCATTTAATTCTTTTCGGTAAGATTGATCGATCTTGTGATTCAACAATCTTCCACATTTCACTGTCAATCCAAGGAGAACGACTGTGATTGTACCTCTCAAACTTAGAGTCAACAGGTCCGAAACAACCTCCGACATCGTGAACCGAAACTTGTCTGGTTTTGGTCTTATCGACATAATCAATTTTTCCTCCTGTATAATAAGGAATTATTTTCTTTTTGATAACTTTAATCATATTAAAATCATCAACATAACTAGAATTTGAACTTTTTGTAATATTGTACATATGTAAAATAAGTATTATAAATCTAGGTTCTTGGGAAATTAGCCAGTATAGTTTAAAACTATG